CCTGATTACGCCGGTCAGTGCGGTAAATTTCTTGGAAGACTGAACGTACGGCAAAGCGAGCGTCAGCTTTTCGCCGTCAATCCATGCGCCGCCTGATTGGGTGCGAATCCATTGGCCGTTCGAGTCGTAGCCTTGGAGAGTTATCGTTTTGCCGACATCTGAAGCATCTCCAGGATAAACTCGAATGTAGCTGTTGATGCCGCCAGACATATCGCGATATGAAACAACAGTACCACGATCAACGAGCTGTTTTCCCGCGCACGGGTTGCATCCGCTAAGGAGTCCGAATCCGGTTTCTTGGAATTCATACCATTGATTGCGAACAGATCCTGTTCCGCAGCAGTCTGCGACGGCTTCGATGGTTTCGATTGAACGAGGCCAAGTGATGCAACCGTCTACGGTGCAAACGGTGAATCGTCCGTAAGAACCCGCCCACAACCCCTTGTGTAGAAGCCTTCGACACGCTTGGTTGATGTAGTCGTAAACGCGCTGATCATCGACACATGTGCCGATAACCCGAGCGATTGTCGAGCGGATGTCCTGAACGATAAGCTTCATTTGGTGTAGTAGACTCGGCCCGTTCGCTTGATAAAGTAAACACCGTAAAATGGCGGAAGATTGTTATGCCCGATGGCGTTCTGACTGTCGTTGCCAGTCTTGTCAGCGTTCGTTGTTCCGACATCTCCGGTCGTGATACTCGGCCCAGAACCGCCGCCACCTGTTCCAGCAGCACCTTGAAGGATCTGTGTCGGGTACGAACCAAGTCCAGTCCATGACTTGTTGACGAGGTAGTAATCGTCGTTTGCGGGGGCAATGAGTTGAGCAACACCGTGAGTATGCTCGTTGAATGCGGTTTCAGGAACGGTCAGGGTATGCTTGTCTTCACCAGCAATAGATGTGGTGGTCGTCGTCCCCTGAACATTCACCGTACCGCTTGCCGCAAAAGCTCCAACGCCAACCGGGAATCGAGCATCGAAAGCTGTGTCAACCTCCCACATTGGGCCGGAAGTCACATTTGTTGATGTCGAGGTTCCGTCGCCACCGTCGTAGCTTAGGACATCAGCAGCAGTACCAACGAAGATGCGCCGTTCAGGACCGTTGGCAGGAATAGGATTCTTTCTTGCCCAGTATCCACTGACGCGCACCCACCACTCACCGTTCTCGTCCAACCACGGATAAACCTGATTGTTCAGCGCAGGCGTCGATGCCCCGTAATTGAAGAACGAGTTTCCAATCGAGCTGTTGAACGTCGCTTGAGTGCCGCTGATAATGTCGTTGGCCAACGTCTGGTAATTGAGCGGACAATATCCAACCGGCAGACTCGGCGGAGTAAGAGTGATGAGAGTAAGGTTTGGCATAATTCTAAGACTATTCTGACGAGTAGGTCAGAGGATTGACATCGCAGACATCAAGCGGTGTGCAAGCAGGGAAGGCAGTTCGGCACTCGCCAACACTCGATTCCTGAATGTCGTAGGCGTGAACTCGAAGACTCTTGATACGGCAATACCCCATGATAGTCAGCATGACCTGAACCTCGTAAAGATTGCGAGCGGGAGTGCTGATCGTCGCGTTACACGGCAAATCCGATGGAGTCGGGAAACGCATCTTAGGCCGGTACTGCGCCTTGAAGTTCGTAATCGGACAAAGATCCAAGCACTGCGTCACAGTCGCGCATTCAGCAAAGTCGATCCACTCGATCCAGCCGGGATACTGGTCCGGTCGATAGGTGACATTGAAGGAGACATCGCCCTCAAGCTCATCAATGAACAAGTCACCGGAATCGAGTCGCTTCAAGCCAAACGGAACCTCGAAGTTGTAGGCGCGAGTCTGCACCTGCCATTCGATTTCCTTCTTGGGAGTCGCACTCAAGTTCATGTCAAACCTTTCAGACTTGGTGATTTCCCAAATCTGGATCGTGTCGTCCGACCCGCGAGCAATCGCAAAGCAAGCGTCTCCGTAAGCGTTCTCGGTCTTGACGAGCTGCAAGATGTTCAAGCCCGTCCAGATTCCCGACCAAGCTGGAGGAGCTTTCTTCCGCATCGAAGTGATAAGCTCCATATCCAACACGGATATAGCCTTGTGAATGACTCCCTCTGAATCGAAACGAGGCTGAGAGGTCATCAGCAAACGGTTATCGAAAACAACCGCAGAGCTGGCCCACAAAAGGTTTGTCTGATCGTTCTCGACGATGGGCGTCATCTCCCCACTGATCGGTGTGTTGCCCCAATCGGTGAACGACCGGCGAGCAATGATGAACGAACGGATGCCGTCGATAGCTCGGTAGAAAACATCGCCATTGACGGTGATGGCCGACCGTGCGCCTAACGCGCCGCTGGTCAGCAAGCTGATAGCCTGAATGGGATAGTTCAGGTTCTTCCAAACATCACGGTCTACAGGAGCTTGGACGCTGAAGACGTAACGAGGCGTGAAGACAAGAAGCGGTCCTTGGCCAAGCGATGTGTCTGGATTGCCTGGGACGGCCATTGCCGTGATGCCGCCTGAATCCGACGGAACCGCAAAGTCACCACCTTCATTGAGGAAGGTGTTCTCGGTTTCTTTGAGAACGCTGGCTCGCGTACCGTCTCCATAAACGATGTCGGTAGCTCGGAATGAAAAGCCGTTCGGCAGTGCGTACCAGATGCGGCCATTGACGTAGGCCATCACTCTGCCGCACTTGATTTCATCGTCCTTAGCTCGACGCAGGCTTGTTCCGTTGAAGATGAGCGGCTTGCTGAAGCCGTCTTGGATAACGACGAAGTTCTCAGCTTGAACCATCCAGCCATCGAGCAGGTTGGAAGGATTCTCTAAGTCAGCGGACAGCGTGAGGTTTTGCGCCTTGTTCTCAAGGCAGTTGTAAAGCCACACTTTACCACTGATCAGCATCAGGATGAACGTACGTCCATCGTCCGAGATGTATGGCAGCGCGCATTGGAACGTGCCGGTAAGACCTTGAGGGCCGTAGCAATCCTCCGACCAACCGTCCGCCGTCACGTTCGTCTGATCTGCGGTAATCTCGGCATTGTCAGCGGTGATACTGACGCAGAGGTCGTAGTCTTTTTGAACGTAACCGGGGCGAGGAGAGACAAATCCTTCGCGGAAGTTGGCATTGACGGCGAACGCAACCTGATTCTTTTCCACCTCGGAAGGCATCACGCCAGCATCAATGCCACCCTCAAAGGTAACAGATCCGTCCGTGTACCTGCGTGGTGCGCGTTCGCTCATGGTTTAAGCCTGAATACGCTGGATGGAGAACGATGCCCCTTCTCGAACGTAATACCCGTTCAACGGTCCGGTTGTAACCAAAACCTCGTAATAATCGCCAGCAGACGCTTGATCGATGTACTGAATGAAAAACGGACCAGAAATACTTGTAGAGTTTGTTGATTGAGAATTTGTAGGCCCTATGTCCGTAACTCCGTTCTTTCTGATTCTGAAAGAAACCGAAGACGCGGTTCCCGTGTATGCACTTAACATCAGCGCAACATCAATCCTGTAATATCCAGAAAGAGCTGCTGTAAACCGTCCGGTCGATGCGGTAAATCCAGATGCAGTATCAATCCCGTTCCAAGATCCAGACGGGAAATCGGTCAAACTAAACGGGTTCTTAGTCAGACTTGCGCCAACGTCAGGCGCGCCAGAACCGGGTGTTCCAGTCACCCTCCGCGTAAACGTGACGTAGTTGAACGATGCTGCGGCGGTTGCCGCGATGGTAATCGCCCCTGCTCCATTCGTAATCGCGATGCCAGAACCTGCCGTCAATGCGGCCACCGTGTATCCGGTTCCATTTCCGATGGGAAGTTGGCCATTAGTAGGAACTGTGGTTACGCCCGTTCCACCCTTTGCAATCGGCAACGTACCGCTGATGTCGCCGACCGGAACCGTAGCAACGGTCGAGACAGCACCAGCACCGCTAGACCCAGCGGTTTTCATGTAACCGGCAGCAAGCGAGTCAAGAGCTGTCTCGTTTGTCAAAGTTACGTCCGATGTCCGGCAGATGTATGAAGCTCCAACCGGCGCACCGCCAGACACACCGGCAGCACCTTGAGGCCCAATCGCTCCAGCCAACGTAATCAACGCTCCTACAGGAATCAGGGTTGTAGGAATCGCATTCGGAATACCAAGAAGACCGGCAGCAGGATTACCGAGCGTTACATTCAAACCCACGACATCCGCAACCTGCATGTATCCGCATCCCTGAACAGAAACAAAGAACTGACCTTGAATGGATTCCGGCAAAAACGAGCTGTTATCGACCTGAACAACAACGTATCCGCCAAGAGGAGGAACAAAGAATTGAGCCGTCGTGTATGTGAAGGCATCAACGCCGTTCGTCCCATTTGTTCCGTTCGTTCCAGCCTGACCGCGAGGGCCTGGAATGTTGACGACGTATGGGTTGGTGCAGCTCATATAAAAATGGTCCTCTTATCTCCAAATTCCCGCAATTTTAATCTTAGGCGTAGACTGCTTCCAAACGCCCGAAATCTTAATCCAAGTAATCGCTTCCTTCCAAGTTCCAGATATTTTGATCCAGAACTTGTTGGATGGCGAAGATCCTTGGTTTGAGAGAAGGGTGAGAAGCATCCTTATTGCAGAGTGCGGAGTTGGTCCAACGTGGTCTGCGTTTTCAGCACGTCAGCATCGAGACGAGTGACTTGGGCTACGTCACCAATCGCCGCTGCCGATGCTCGGGCGGAGTTGAGCGCAGCGAGGTGCGCCTCTATTAAACGGATGAGTTCAGTGATGCTCATACAAGGACCACAAGTTCTTGGGAAATGGTGGAAAGGTGCGACTGAAGCAGCACCACGTCGTAAGTGTCGGTGCCGTCCAATGCGGCGTAGGCTGCGATGCGCTTGCCGAGTGCTGCCGTGCCTGACTGGATGAAATCCGTGTTGGTGTACGGACTCAACACACGATTCTGCACGTCGAATCGGAAGAACTGGTTGTTCGCGCTGGCAACGTAGGCGTTGATGTAGAACATCCGTCCCTCGTTCTCGAACGGAGCATAACCGCCGCAACTACCGATGCCGATGGTCGTCGTGTTGCCGTCGTAGGCCACGTTGCCAGTCCATGTGCCAGTGATGCTGGCCGCAATGTCTAAGACATCCAGCGTCACCGCGCCACCTCGGAAAAAGTAACAGAACGACTGGCGAGCGTTGCGAGAGGCATCCGGCTGGATACCCCAAGACGGCATCCACATACCACCCGCTGCCGCTGCCGCAGGAGCCGCGCCAAAGTAGGTCGTAGACCACGCATTGGCGGCGATGCTGTTGGTGCCGTTGTTGATCGTCGCGTCGCCGTAGTTGTAGGTGTAAACGGTTGTCGTGGCGGTCGAGCGCACCAGCATCAGGTTGGGAAGCTCAATGACGAACTTTGCCGTTGCGCTCGGCGTCACCGTCCAAGCAGTTCCAAGCGTGTAGACCGCGCTCGGCCCTGCCGTGTGACTTGCAATGATGCGTCGTTGACCGACCGCCGTGGTGTTGACGGTGTCTTCGACAACTCGGATCTGGAAATTACGGTACTCGTTGGCCAGTACCACCGCATCGCCAAGCGTGGCTTGGCCAGTAAGGGTTGAAGCACCCGCCGCCGTTGCGGTGAGAGCAAACCGACTGACAACGCCCGTGTCGTAGTTGTACGCCCCTTTTACCATGCCGTCGCCGGGTGAGCAATTGTATGGCGTGTACTGCTCGTCCAGCACCATGATGTCTGAGTCGGTGCTGATGGTGGCAGGCAGGTTGGTGGTGGACAAGCCGGTGGACAGCGTGTTGCTGGCAATCTCAAACGACCTCCAGATGTTGGCCGTAACCGTACCAGCACCCAAAGAAAACAGTCGGCCCGCGATAATCTCGTAGCGTGCGCCTGTGGATGGAGTAAAACCGAATGTGCTTAGCACCTGAATGGTAGGCGTGGTACCTGCCGTGTTGCCTGTGATGTATCTCTCTGCGGTCTTGCCAGCCACGGTGTCGATAATCCGCAGCTTGAAGCCATATTCGCCAGAGCCACCCCGGTTGGCCAGCATGTTGACGCCGACCGCAGTGGGCAGGGCCGTGGACAGCACCACGCTCGTCGTTGTCGCACCGGCAGCGATGGTGCCGACCAATCCCAGCGATGGCACAAAAGCCGACGCTGCACCCGCGCCAAACGTACCGGCCAAAGCCATCGAAGCCATCGGTTGCCACGCCTTGGTGACGATGTTGTAGCGGTTCAACACCGTGTTGCTGACCGTCTGGTAAACGAACGGATTACGGGACAAGTCCGACCTCAAATCCGACGCCATCGACGAAGCCGCAGCGTGAGCATTTGGTGCTGGGTTGACCTGACGCCAGACTAGCTGGTCGATAACTTTCTTGAAGGTGTTTGCCATATTTTAGCTTATTCTGGAGCGGACGCATTGCGCCCATGCAGTTCGGTTGGTGTCAAAAATTTGCATCTGAGCGGAGTAGCCGCCGACAGCCGCAATGTTTCCCAATGTGGTGACTGTTGTGACAGCTGCTAGGGTAGGTAGCGTCTCAACAACAACCGAGCCGCGCTGCCGCCCTAGCGATTTGTCATAGCCCAGCGGAGCCATGAGCATTTGCAGGATACGCAGCAGCAGGTTGCCTGAATTAGTGTCAGCCACCGGCATCGGATTCTCTTCCGAGACATCGACCGCAACGCCGTCGCCACCGACGCCAATCTTGACGCGCTGATGCAGAACTCCTGCGATTTCGTCAGCGGCTACTGTAGCCCCCGTTCCCGGTGTATATCCTACGTTGTCGGCCATAGATTAGATGTATTGAAGGTAGATGTCCCCGTCAGATCCGCCCGTTGGTGACGCGGTTCCGCTGGTGATGGTTATTCCCCAAGCGGAATCATAATCGGTGGAAGACGCTTTTGTAAGCAGTTGTCCGATTGTTCCTCCAACCGGAACGCCAGGGCCAACGGCTCCGGTAGCACCTGTCGGTCCTTGTGGGCCAGTTGCTCCGGTTGGCCCTTGAGGACCTGTCGATCCTGTCGCGCCGGTCGGACCTTGCGGACCAACATCTCCTTGTAATCCTTGAGGACCTTGCGCGCCAGTTGCACCTGTCGGGCCAGCAGGTCCTTGAGGTCCGGTTGCGCCAGTAGCTCCTGTAGCTCCAGCAGGTCCGGTTGGACCTACATTTCCTTGAGGACCTTGCGGGCCTGTCGCTCCAGTTGGACCTGTATCACCGATTGGACCTTGCGGACCAGTTGGCCCGACGTTGCCTTGAATACCTTGTATGCCCTGAGGACCTTGAGGGCCGGTATCACCTTGCGGACCAGTCGCTCCCGTAGCACCAGTAAGACCAGTAGGACCTTGAGGGCCGATTGGACCCTGAGGACCTGCCGGACCTTGAGGACCTACGTTGCTGTTTACGATGTTTACGACGTTAAGCGCGTAATCCAGCTCGTTTTCAGCAATCGTTGAAACGACTCCAGTTCCTGAAAACTGAATTGAAATGTCGTAGCTACTCATGGTACAACTGTGATTCCGTCACAGACGATGAGCTTGTAGGTTCCAGTCGTTTTCGGACCAAAGGTTCCAACAACCTGAAACGAGAAATCAACGTAGTAAGTCCCAGCAGGCCAAGTCGCGGTGGACGCGCCGGGAGCATTGAAGATGATCGTAGCGTTTCCGCTTCCATCGACCGTTCCAGCTACGGTTCCAAAGTTGTAGAGAACAACATCCGACGAATCTCGGATCTGAGAATAACCGACAATTCCTGCCCAAGAGATAGGGGGGTTGGCCGGAATAAAAAGCGAAACTGCAAACTGCTCCCCAATTTTGATGGTCATTATGCCAATAATGGCGCAATCATCACCTGAAGGTTGGCAGTCGGTTGCCGGTGTCGCGCAGGGCGATGAGCAGGAAGATCCGAAGTAGGGTTGCGCTGGCATAACCGTGTTAAAACTCTGAATCCGCTAAGTTTTTGTGCAAGAACAAAACATCCAAGAGCAACCGCTCATAAATCACAAGTACGGGATTCGTTCACCCGTCAAAATTCCCGATCTTGAATTGGAGCTGTACGCTTTCCGCAATCGACTCCAACCAAACGAGGGCGGACTAGGCACTGTCGAACATTTTCACAATGCGACGAAAATGCTCTGGCCGAAGATGAGCTGGAATCCGTGGCTTGATAATCAAGTAGAAGACCTGTGCGAGCATGACTACGTTGGATGGGCTGGATGCGGAGCGAGCGGAAAGACCTTCGGCGCAACGCTTTTTGCGGCGGTCTGGTGGTTAGCCAACCCTGCCAAGTCAACGGTTGTACTGACATCGACGACCGCAAAAATGATCCGAAAGCGTATGTGGGCTAATCTTCAGGATCTTGTTCGGAAATCGCCAGGATTCCCCGGCAACATGGTCGATTCGAAGATGACGTTACAGGCTATCAAAGGTGACGACCGGCATTCCATTTCAGCTATCGCAGTCGCTGAAGGCAACACCTCGAAGGCGGTGGCCAACATTCAGGGTATTCACGCCGAGCGTGTGATGGTCATTATCGACGAAGCGACGGATACGCCTGAAGCAGCGTTCGAGGCTTGTACGAACCTCTCTAAGGGTTGCCGCGAGTTCAAGATGCTCGTCATCGGGAATCCGGCATCAAAGTTCGATCCGCACGGCAGATTCTGCACCCCAGCAAAAGGATGGCGCAGTGTCACGATTGAAAACCAGCACTGGCTGACAGAACGTGGCATATGCCGACGTTTTGACGGCATGAAGTCGCCGAACATCAGCGAGGGTCGAACAAAGTATCCGTACCTAATCACTCACGATCAGGTCTTGTCGGCGATGCGCCATGAGGGTGAGCAGAGTCCTACATTCTGGAAGTACACACGCGGATTCTGGAGTCCTGACGGCATGGTCAAGACGGTGTTGTCCGAATCACTCATCGAGACGCACACACCTACAAAGAATTTGGTGTTTACTACAAACGTCCAGATTGTCGCTGCTCTCGACCCAGGCTTTGGAGGTGACAGGTGCGTCCTTCGCTTTGCCAAGGTCGGCACCGCTAACGACAAGCTGAGCATTCTCTTTCAGGATATAATCCAAATATCGCCTAACGCTCAGCTTACTGAGCCGGTCCATTACCAGATAGCCAATCGAGTTAAAGAGGAATGCAACAAGCGCGGCGTTCCACCGGACAAGTTCGCTCTCGATTCAAGCGGTGAGGGCGGCGGTCTGGCGGACATTCTGACCCGTGAATGGGGTGTGGTTCATCGCGTTGAGTTTGGCGGCTCTCCATCGACTATTCCGGTTAGCGACGAGGATAGTAGGCCATGCAATGAGGCATACGACCGCAAGGTAACGGAACTCTGGTTCTCGATGCGTAAATGGGTCGTCGAGGAACGGGTCGGCGGCATGGACATCGAGACGTTGCAGGAGTTCTGTGCGCGAATGTTCGACGATTCTAAGCGTAAAATATCGGTCGAATCGAAGACCGTGATGAAGCAACGCACTGGTAAATCACCTGACTTAGCAGACGCTGCTGTAGTCTTGCTTGATCTAGTGCGTAAAACCGCCTCATTTGAACCGCGAGCAACAAAATCTGATAAGGTATGGGAAAAGCTGGTGAGAGACGCAGACTCAATTTAC